TACTATAATTAAAAGCACACAAGCAAGTATAATCAATTCAACAACACTAACCTCTGGTCTTAGATACTTTGTTCTAACATGTAACCATTTCATTAGACTAGCATATTTGTCTGGATTGTTATGCATAAAAATTACAAAAATAAAAATTAAACATAGTGTTATGCTAAGTATTTGCATTTGCTTCTATTCTCTTTTTATATTTTTCCATCTGTTTAGCTGCCTTTTTAAATGCTCTATCAAGTTTTAGTTTACTTGCTTTCTCAGTAAAGTTTCTACCTAATATGTGGTCATACTCATGTTGAAATGCTCTACTCATCATACCATCTAAGTTTGCTTCTTGTAAATCACCATTTTCATCTTCAAACTTTGCTACGATTTTTCTAGGCCTTTTTAAAGGTAGAAAAACAAAAGGAAAAGTTAAACACCCTTCTGTCATTAATACTTCTTCATCACTTGATGATACTATTATAGGATTAAAACAATGGATTGTCAAGCCTGATTCAATTTGTGGATGCCCACCTATACAAAAGTAATTAAATGGTAACCCCACTTGATTACAAGTTAAACCTATGCCACCATATTTTTTCATAGTATCATACATAACTTTTGTCAATTCTTTTCTATCTTTAAAATGATGTTCAGATAACATGTCATCATTAAAGGGTGCAATAGCACATTGCACTCTAGGGTCTGATGGTGGTATTAATTCAAGTTTTCTATCATTTGTAATACTGCCTATGTCTACTTCGTTTGTCATATTATACCTCTTCTAATTTTGTGAAGTTATGTTCTTTCTCAAACTTAATTATGTTTGTAAATTTATCAAATAGAATATCGCCCTTGTGTGATATAATAAAGACATTTTCATTTGACATTGTTCCTATAATTTTAAAAAAGTCTTCTGTGCCTTGTCCGTCTAGACTACTATCAAATATTTCATCTAGTATTAATAGATTAGTATTAGCACTATTTTTCATCTTTGCAATGGCACGCCAAGTAAAGACTAATGCTAAATCTATTCTCATCTTTTCACCTTCACTAAAACTATTATAATTAAATGTATCTCTGTGTCTACTTTTTACTGTCTCATTAAATTCTTCATCTAATACAAACGATACAAAAAAGTCCATTGCCTGTAGATACTTGTTTATTAGTTGATTCATAATAGGTAAGTATTTCTTGATAATCTTAGACCTTGCACCTTTATCAGATAGTATTTCTCTAATTATATCTACATAACCTTTTTCTTCTTCTACCTTTTCTAGGTCTTCTGTTAAAGATTTTAGTTCTTCTTTTAGACCCTCTAGTTCTTTTTCTAATTCTTCTACTGATTGACCCTCTTGCATATCTAGTTCTACTTCATCTGAATGTTTTTTGATACCTTCTAAAGATGTATTGATTTTTGTTATGTCAATATTTAATTGTTGTATCTTTTTAGATACGGCATCCATTTGCACTAAGTGAGATTCTACTTTTGTTATCTCTTTTAGTATATCTTGTAGACCAGATTCTAGTTTTGTTATTGTATTCTTTTCTTCTTCTACTTTTTTAGATTTTAAATCTGTAGGTATGTCTTGTGTGCAAGTAGGACACTCATCATGAGTTTCAAAAAACTTTAATTGTTCTTTGTGAGTTTCTAGATTACTTTCTATTTTAGATTCTAGTTTAGATAATTGTTTTGCTTTTTTATCAACATCAGGTTTAAATTTAATAATTTCTTGTTGTTTGCCTATATCTTCATTCAATTTTTGCAATTGTTCTCTATACTGTCTATCTGCCTCTTGATTTTGTTCTCTTTTTGTACGATTTCGTTCCTCGGTGGCGCTAGTGTGTGTTTTTAACGATTTTAAATGTCCCGACTGTAATGATACCTTCTGCTCTATTAAATCACGACCATGGCGAACCTCGGTGACTTTTTTTGCCAAATCCCCTTGTTTGCTTCTTAAAATTAAGTCCATCTGTGTAAAAACCTTAATATCAAGTATTTCTTCTACAACATCACGCCTATATCTTGCTTTCATCTTCATAAATGGTTCATATGATGATGACCCTAATAATACGACTTGAATAAATGAACGATAATTTAGTTTCATTATATTTGATTCAAGATATTTTTGATAATCTATTGTAGAGGCATCCTGATTAATTAGTGTATCATTTTTATAGATTTCAAATTTGTTAGGTTTAATACTTCTAATAATCTTATAATTAATAGTACCTACAGAAAACTCTATCTCTACTTTACAATCGCCACCATTTATTGTATTTACCATTTGTTCTTTTTTAATTATTCTAAATGGTCTGTTAAATAGTACAAAACATAAGGCGTCTAGTAGTGTTGATTTGCCAGAACCATTTTTACCTATAATTAAGTTTGTTGGGTGATTATCTAATTCTATCGTAATAGGTGTATTGCCTGTTGATAAGAAGTTTTGCCATGATATAGATTTAAAATGTATCACTCGGATGACGCCTCTTTATATAGTTTGTTTATAAAGTCTTTTAATTTTGCCCTGTCTAAATCTGTGTCTATCTGTTCAATATAGTTACCTAAGAATGTAAGTGTATCTTCACCTTGGTCTAATATATCTTCTCTAACGGACGCTGTAATATCAGATGTATCTTCATCTATAATATTTAATTCGTGTATATCTATTTCTGTGTGTAAACGATTAACAAATTTTTCAAATACATCTTCATTATTCTTATTGACTATGAATAGTTTAATAAATGTTTTATCATATTCTGATATGTCAATATCTTTATAGTTTGTTTTTTTATCATCATAGTATATCTTCTTAAATATTGTTATTGGGTTAGGCACTCTTTCTAACTCTCTTGTCTCTGTGTCAAATACATGAAACCCTTTCGGACAATCATAATCATTCCAAGTTATCTGATACTGTGTGCCTAGATAATATATTTGTTTGTCATCTGACTTTTTATGAAAATGACCAGATAAAACTTTTTCAAATCTTTTAAATAATGATTTTTCTAAACCATGGTCGTTATAATGACCCTTGTGCATTTCAAAACCTTTTACTTCTAAATGACCCATACATATTTGAGATTTAGATTCTGATATTATTTTAATTGATTCATCATAGATATCATCACAAATCCATGGCACTAGTAATATAGGCAAGTTGCCAAAAGTAACTGTTGCCGGTTTTTCATATATCCAAGGTTCTATCTTGCCATCAAATGTAGTAATTAACTGTTGTAATGCATTTACTTTATTTGTGTTTTTATAATAGGTGTCATGGTTGCCTAATATAATGTGAGTATCTATTCTCATATCATATAGTCTTTTCCAAAACTTCTCTTGAAAGTTATGTGCTATTCTATAATTGATAAATTTTCTTCTATCAACAACATCACCTAAATGTATTAAGTGTCTAATATTGTTTTCCTTAATATATGGAAAGAACAATTCATCATAAAATTTATTTTGATAATCCATAAAATGTGGACTATCATTACGACACCCAAAATGAGTATCGTTCAATAATGCAATCTTCATATAGTTATTCTATAAATTTGTCTAGTTTTCCTTTTCGTTTTCTAGTAGTCTTTTTCTTAACCACAGGTACATCATCACTAGCATTTCTCTGTAAAAATTCAGAAAATGCATTTTTAAATTCTCTATCTTCGCCTTCATTTAAAGTCATATCATCATAATTACCTTCCATAATTAATCGTGTCTTTATTGTTGCTTGTTTTTTTTCTTTTTGTATTCTTCGTATAAATGCATAGTATATTATTTGTGTAAAGTATGCGAAAGGATTGTTTGATTTGTCTGGATTGAAATTGTCAAGATATTGTAGGCAATTTTCTATGCCATCACTAATCATATCATCTCTAAATGTATAGTTTATAAAGTTAGGTCTATACGATAAATGATTTGCAATTTTTAAGAAACATTCACCTATGTAGTTTGTAACAGGTGGTTTTTCTTCACCTGATTCTTCTGCTTCAGAACAAAGTTTTCTGTATTCGACCATGGCCGCTAGAAACTCTTTGTTATTCACATAATGTTCTTTTTTCTTTTCAGTTTTCATGTGTTACATTATACTTCATTATGTAAGAAATGTCAATGCTGGTTTAGTTTTTTGCGAGAAAAAAATTTGCCTGTTTTTTTTATAATAATATTTTTTTCAACCACGCTTGACAAATCCTGTTTTTTATGTTATTTTAGCTGTGTTCTTTCCCCAAGGGTCAGAGTAGCTAGTGTTTAGTACTATCTTCAAGACTATCAAAGATTTCATTTAATTTATCATTAACTTCATCGGACACTCTTTCTCTTTCATAAGATTCTTGATTAATTCTTAAACCAGCTTTTTCATAAGAACCAGAAACAGTAACATACGATTTAGACATCTCGGAACTGGCAGTTGTTATAGTCATTATCTTGTCTTTAGGTATAGAAACTATACTATCATCAGAGTATGATGTCCATTTAATTAATGCTACATAATCTCTTAAAGTTAAACCTTCCATTTGAGGAACATATTTTATTTGTAAGGGTTTATCTATTTTAACAAGCGGCGATTTTTCATCCAACAAGTGTGTAGGTATCGTGCATACGATATCATCGCCATTAATAAGTTTTATAATCTTTATTGTTTCCATGATTCTCTCCTATAACTCGACATTATGAATATCGTAATCGAATCCTTCTTCGTTGTAAATATTTATCCTTTCTCTAAAGTGAGAAAGAGTATAATTTTCTTCTTCTTGATATGATAAATCATCAGATATATCATATAGTCTGGCCTCTGAATTATTATCTTTAAGTCTTAGTCCACGACCAATACTTTGCAAGTTTCGTATACGAGATTTACTAGGACTACTAAAAACAATGTTATGTAAATTCCTAATATTAATACCAGTAGAAAAGGTACCATAACTGGCGATAATAATAGCATTATCAGATTTTTCTGTGATAGCTCTAATCTTTTCTCTTTCATGTGCTTCTACACCTCCATAAACAAAAAATACTTGTTTGTCTTTACTTCTTTCTTCTATCATTTCTTTTAGTATCATACCATGTTTTTCTACATATTGAAACAGGCAAAGTGAATTGCCTTTTAGACCTAAACATAGATTACGAATATATTTGTTTCTCTTAGTGTTTGATACAAGAAAGTCCATTTCTTCTTGATATGTTTTACCTTTAAGATAATCTATTGACATCTTTTCATGTCTTAACACTAAACAGTTTATTTTTAACTTCGCTAGATGTTCTTTTTCTTGAAGTTCTGTTGTAGATACTATCTTGTTTACGGCACCAAATAAACCCTCTAAAACAAGTTTGTGTGTCTTACTATCATCAAGTGTACCTGTAAGACCTATACGATACTTACAGTTTTCTAGTCTTGACATAATTTTAGTTAAAGAAACTGCCTTAAATAAGTGTGCTTCATCACCGACAACCATTCCGAACTGCTCAAAAAATTTTTTCGGCATTTTGTAGATTGACTGCCATGTACTAATAATTATTCTTTTATCTGTTACTTTTTCATGCCCTTGATATATTCTATGCACTTTTTTTAGACTATCGTAACCATAGTCTTTAAAATCTTTATATAATTGTTCTACTAGAGAAGTAGTTGGTACTACTATAAGAATCTTATTGTTTTTTTCTTCTTTCAGGCGTATCAGATTAAAACGAACCATCAGATAAATTATCAGAGATTTACCCGAAGCTGTAGGCGATAACATTAAACACCTTGATTTTATCATAGAGTAAATAAACGCCGATTTTTGATAATCTCTTACTTCAAAAGGTATGTTTAGTTTGTTAATAAAAGAATCTACAAGTTCATTATCTACATTGGCATCCTTGATTTCTGTTCTGTCTATTACCTCTACATCATTTTCTTTACACCAGTTTAGTATGTAAGGGTATAGACCTGTATAGATTTGACCATTTGTGTATGAGAATAATCTTATCTTGCCATCCCAATGTCTTGAACGATAGGCAGGCATAAATTTAAAACCAGGTACAGAAAATGTAAAGTGTTCGCCTAAGTCTCGGCGTACATCTTCATCAGCGTCTACTACTAAGTGTACATCATTCTTTTTAGTTAATATCAAGTTTCTCATATAAAAGGATTACCTAACACCCACCCTACT